AAGGCAGTGAAGTAATGCTTAAGGTTTCCGACATTCGTCAGCACTTCATCAACGAACTTGCTGCTGAGAACTTTGTCACTGATAAAACCGGCGTCAAGACTATTGAGATGATCGGTGCAAACTTCGAAGCAGATCGACCAACAATCTTTGGCGAAGTCAATGAAGAGTACGTAGAGCGTGAGCTTGATTGGTACAAGTCGATGTCTCTGTACGTCAAGGATATTCCTGGTAAGACTCCTGCCATCTGGGAACATGTTGCCTCTACTGAAGGCAAGATCAACTCCAACTACGGTTGGGCAATCTATCATAACGATAACGGACTGCAGTATCTAAACGTCCTTAAAGAGCTGCATACTAATCCTAATAGTCGTCGTGCTGTGATGATCTATACTCGACCTACCATGTGGGACGACTACAATCATAATGGCATGAGTGACTTCATGTGCACTAATGCCGTGCAGTACATGATCCGTGATGAACGGTTGATTGTTGTAGTTCAGATGCGTTCTAATGATGTTGTCTTCGGGTATCGTAATGACTATGCATGGCAGAATTATGTTGCCGACCAGTTGTGTGACGATCTACAATTGTATCGTGAACCTAAGATCATCTGGAATGTCGGCAACCTCCACGTGTATGAGCGTCATTTTGATATGGTGAAGTAATGAACAAGTGGACACGCCGTTACCTTGATATGGCCAAGGAAGTTGCTACCTGGTCAAAGGATCCATCGGTAAAGGTTGGAGCCGTTGCTATTGGTTCTAAGGGCCAGATCCTCAGCCAGGGATACAACGGGTTTCCTCGCGGCATCAAGGACACTGACGATCGATATAATGATCGTGAGGAGAAGTATAAGTACGTTGTGCACGGTGAGATGAATGCAATCTATAATGCATGTCATAATGGTGTAGCACTTGAGGGTGCTACGTTGTATGTTGTCGGCCTTCCTGTGTGTTCTGAGTGTGCCAAGGGCATCATTCAGGTAGGAATCACCAAGGTTATCATGGAGTATCCTAAGGATATCTCTGAGACTTGGAGGGTTTCTATGAAGACAACTGAAAAGATGTTCAAGGAAGCCAGTGTGATGTTCCTGTGTCATGAAGAAGAATAATGGAAACCACACAATACTATGACGAGTATCTTCGATACTTTGAACTGGCCAAGGATCAGCAAGCCAAGTGTAACCTAGGCACTATTCCTTATATTCTCAGCGAGATGGATGATGATCTACTAGAGAATGTGCACTTATATGATGTTGTCAACCGCAAGTTGGCAGGTTTCTCTCAGATCGTAAACGATGTGTTCTATGGTTGGACTCCTGAACATCCATACTGGCACAAGATGGAACAGGGACTCCATACGCGCGAACGTGGGTACATTGCCCGCGATTGGACAGGCAGGCACACTGATTTTAGCCTCCCAGAATGGCTTTATGTCTTTCTGTTGCATCGCATTACCGGGTCTGGTATCAACTACTCAAAGAAGCCGTCTGGATATCACAACACAATCCTTCCACACTTATACGAATGCAATTCAATCGAAGACATGGTTCGTCGGTTGAACAATTATCCATATCCATTCTATACGTCGGTAGGATATCAGTTCCCAGCTTTCCCTAAGATTCCTGAGGGTAAGAACTATAGGAAGGCCGGCGATTACTACTTGTCTGAGTTTGCACCGAAGCTTTGTCGTGAACTAGCTGGGTGGCTTGAAGGATCTAATGCCAAGAGGGATCTTCGTGAGATCGGTGAATGGATGTTTGCATGGAACCAAAGACATGGCCTTCGTGTCTATCGATTCCAGTACGCTGCATTCATTGCTGATATTGCTGACTGGTATCCTCAGTATGTCAACAAGGAAAGCATGTTCTACTACGGTACGAATGCTGTTGAGTGTATCTCGTATCTAGCAATCAATACTAACAGAGTGAAGCAGGAAGTATTCCTGGATAACGTTATGGAGAAGATCTATGCCGATACAGGTGCCTATCCCTATGATGCAGAAGACGTCTGTTGCGATTTCATCCGATGGGTTGAAAACTATGTCAAACCAGGATCAGACTACAATCACCTATGCTTTGATTCCGTGTGGTCTTCTTGCAGAATTAAGGACCATCCTTACGGACGGCAAAGAGCGATGCTTGATCTGGGCTTAGTAGATACGTTTAATGGAATGACCAACCACCCATCAGACGGCTATATAATAGATAAAGCTGGTCTGAGTGTGGATCAGTACAAACAACTGGTAAGGAATATGGCATGAGTCATGATAAACATGTTGTAGATGGTTATAACAAGGATGTTGGATATCGCAGTTGGCAAGGTGCCAAGGATTTTTATCTAGAACTGGCCGGAACATGGTCTGATCCTTATCCTGATCCTGTCGTTACGGTTCACGACGGTGTTCGGTGTGTCCGTGATGATCTTATCACAGGAACCAAGGTACGCGGTGGTGACTGTCTGATGTCAAAAATCAATCAGTCGACTATTGTGTATGTCCAGCCACGTACGGGTCTTGCCGGTGTCTCTATCCTTGATGTTGCCAAACGTTATGATAAGAAGGTCAAGCTATTCATGCCTTCTGCCAAGAGAATCTCGCACCATCAGGCATGTTGCATTGAGCGTGGTGCAGAGGCATCGTTCCATCGTATTGCTGCAATGCCGAACCTAAACAAGATTGCCAGTGACTGGGCTAATACACAGGATGATGCATTCTTTGTCCCTCTTGGTCTAAAGCATGAACTTGTGACTGCCGGTATCGTCAAGGCTGCATCTAAGATCCCAGAACCTGATGAGGTTTATGTTGCCATCTCGACCGGCGTTCTTTCGAGAGCAATGCAGATTGCATGGCCGAATGCCAAGTTCCATTCGGTTGCTGTGTCACGTAACCTGAAGGCTGGTGAACTTGGCCGCGCCGATGTTATCTCTGAACCGATGCCTTTCCAACAGAGTGAGAAGGCTGGCAACCTTCCACCGTTTCCTTGCATAGATACGTATGATGGTAAGGTATGGAAGTACATTCCTAAGAATACCGGCCGCAACATCCTATTCTGGAACGTAGGATCAGAACCAGTTCTCAATGATCCTACCATTTACGATCGCGTAAATAGTTACCGTGATTGGCCAAAAAATGATGTACATTATGCCGCCCTTGATGTATAGTGAATAATATGAGAACGCTCGTCACCTCCCCATTCACCCATGTCTCCTCCAACATCCATTCGCATCGTGCTGCTCAGGCGGCGATCTATGCGAACCAGTTGGAGGAGATTGGATACGATGTACACCTAGATCGTACCGGTGACATTCATCCTGACATCAATTCCTTTGATGAGATCTACGTCTACCACGGCAATGACTGGGGTGGATCTCTCAACCTATTCGGCGGCATGAAGAACTATGGTGGTATCGACAACTTGATCCGATACTCACAGTTCAAGGGCAAGGTCCATTCTCTGTGGATAGATCATCCTAAGTACTCTGAGATGCTGCAGCCACGTATGAAGGGCGAGATCCATCCTGATTGGGTAAAGGTTGACTGGGAAAATCTAAAGCGTATCGAGAATACAGCCATAACTATCAAGAATATCACACACACGGGCAATGTGGTCGCCGGCGATAGTCATGCTATCTGCATGTACCGTCCAGGTTGGCATGTCAACTCGGTTCCTTTTAAGACACTACACGGTGCACTGAAGGAAGGCCTTGATAGCTTTATCAAGCCCGATAGTAAGGTTGCTGAGTTCTACTTCGGTAACATCGATCTGCGCCACCACCTGATGCGTCAGACTAATCCTGAAGAAGCAACAAGAGCTCTTGCGCGCAAATATTATAACCAGTTGTTCAATCTTGATATTGATAAAGTATACGCATATGAACTACTTCCTGTCGAGAATGAATCTCGTGCACTTCCTAAGACTGGTTACTACAAGGGTACTCCGTTCCTTGGTGACTGGGCAAGTCGTGAGACAGTTCGTCTGATCTTCAAGAATGAGATGAAGACACAGTGTATGTCTAGTCATGTTAACTTCATTGAGTGGACTGACTATCTGAAGAATGACAAGGGTGAACTTGACTTTGCTCACATGGAGAAACCCAAGTCAGTCCACCTTTCACGAGCATCGTATCCACATTGGCAAGGAAGGAAATGGTCTGGATTACCTGAAACTAAACCCACAACTATAGAGGACTTTTTTATATAATGAGTACATCAGGCAAATACCTACAAGATTTAATTCCATCTGGCATTTTAAATCAGCAGCCCTATAATATCGAGTATAAATATAACGAAGGCGAATCAATCAAAGAGATTCAGTCTTACATCGATGCTACCTATGGTCAGCACTATTCCCAAAACAAATATCAAGCAACAGAATTCATCATTGATGCAGGTCATGGAACCGGCTTCAATATTGGGAATATGATGAAATACACCCAACGCTATGGTCGTAAGGGTGATCCAGCAGAATGGCGTAAGGACCTCATGAAGGTTATTCATTACGCCATTATCCAACTTAACGTTCATGATAATGAAAACAAGGATTAATTATGGGAATTGAAATCAACGTACCAATCGAGAAGCTTCGTGAACGAAAGCTTTTCATCGCTGCACCTATGTATGGTGGTCAGTGCCAGGGCATGTTTGCCCGCTCGATCGCCGATCTCTCGG